CTTCCAAATTAGGTGAAATGGATACAATCTTAAATAAGATTAATGATTTAGAACAAAAAGTTGAAAAATATAGACAAAAGTCACCTGAAGAAAAATTACAGTTAAGGAGTTTAGATAGTTATCCTTTTAATCAGAAATTAACCGACTTCTTTGAAGATAAACAAGAGGAGTTTGAAAAAACAGGTAAAAACGAATACGTTTTAACCAGTGATGAAGTTGAAAATTATTCAGATGGGGACATTAAAAAATCTTTCGACCAATCATTTAAGGATGAAGAACGTTTATAATATATTTTTAATAACATCTTTTTTACTTTTTAGTAGTTGTGGTAACGCTCGATTAAATAAGGTTTTTGAAAAACCTGATAACTACTACTTTATGACTGACTTTGAAATGTTATGGGACGGTAAAAGACCTGTACAAAGGTTTGTTAAAGACATCAAAATAGACGAACCATTTGTTGGTGAAAATGGATACATTTACGTATTAAAAAAAACTGAAGATGACTCTGTTTTTAGATTAAACATGAGAGTAGATAGAACAATTTACGACCCCCCATACTATAAAGATGAGGAATACCTAAGAGACCGTTACTGACGGTCTCTTTTTTTTTACGTTGTGATTTGACTTAACGTTTTTCGTTGTTATATTTTACTTGAGTAACAGATAAAATTTTAACGAATAAAAGAAAAACAAAAATGGCAAATGCACTCGACGCAGTACTGGCACAGTACGAAAAAAACACAGAGTCTCGCGGTGGCGGAGACGGTATGACACAGGAGCAACGTTTGAAGAAGTACTTCACTACGTACCTCCCTAAAGGAACAAAATCAGGACAATCACGGATTCGTATCCTTCCTACACCTGACGGTTCATCACCCTTCAAAGAAGTATGGTTCCACGAAGTCCAAGTTGACGGTAAGTGGGTTAAACTATACGACCCAGGTAAAAATGACGGTGAACGTTCACCTTTGACTGAGGTTTATGAAGAGTTGATTTCTACAGGTAAAGAATCTGATAAGAAGCTCGCGATGCAATATCGTCCTCGTAAGTTCTACATTGTAAAGGTTGTTGACCGTGACAACGAAGAGGATGGGGTTAAGTTTTGGAGATTTAAGGACAACTACAAGCAAGAAGGTATCCTTGATAAAATCATCCCTATTTGGAGAGCGAAAGGTGATGTGACTGACGCTAACGAAGGTCGTGACTTGATTGTAGAACTTTCTAAGTCTAAGACTAACTCAGGTATTGAGTATACGGTTGTTCAAACCATTATGTATGACGACCCAACACCTTTGAGTGGAGATGCGGACCAAATGAAAGAGTGGATTGAAGACGAGATGACTTGGTCTGACGTTTACGCTCAGCGTCCTGTTGAATACTTGGAGGCGGTTGCTCGTGGTGAGACACCTGTATGGGACTCTGAACTTAAGAAGTTCGTATACGGTGATGGTGATGAAACTGAAACAATCGGAGGAACTTCATCAAAAAAAGATGTGGTTAAGGAAGAAGTGGCGGACCCACAAAAAGAGGCGAAGGTTGACGAAGACCTTCCTTTCTAACAAACCAAAACAACAGATGGGAGGGAGAAATCCCTTCCATCTTTTTCATTACGAACTTTTCGTAACGAACAAAACGTAAAACAAAAACGATGGCAATTAAGAAAAAAGATTTTAACTCAATAAAGAAGAAGTTCTCTTCTTCCGCAAAATTCAAACCCCAAAGATTTTATGATTTGGGTACTGATTTTTTGGACGCGGTTGGTGTACCAGGTCCGGCTATGGGACATTTAAATATGTTCTTGGGTCACTCTGATACAGGTAAAACTACTGCGTTGGTTAAGGCTGCGGTTGATGCACAGAAAAAAGGTATCCTTCCTGTGTTTATCATCACGGAGCAGAAGTGGTCATTTGACCATGCGAAACTTATGGGTTTTGAGTGTGAGGAGGTTGTTGATGAAGAGACGGGTGAATTGGATTGGGACGGATTCTTTATCTTCAATAACAACTTTGAGTATATTGAACAGATTACCAATTACATCAATGAACTACTTGACGCACAAGAAAAAGGTGAATTAGAGTATGATTTGTTGTTCTTATGGGACTCTGTAGGTTCTGTACCGTGTAAAATGACTTATGACGGTAAGGGAGGTAAACAACACAATGCTGCGGTTTTGGCGGATAAGATTGGTATGGGAATCAACCAACGAATCTCAGGTTCACGTAGGTCTGATTCTAAGTATGAAAATACTTTAGTTATTGTTAACCAACCTTGGGTAGAGTTACCTGACAATCCATTTGGTCAACCAAAAATTAAGGCTAAGGGTGGTGAGGCGATTTGGTTAAACTCGTCTTTAGTTTTCCTATTCGGAAACCAGAAGAATGCAGGTACCACAAAGATTACTGCGGTAAAAGACAAAAGAAAAGTAAAGTTTGCTAGTAGAACAAAAGTGTCGGTTATGAAAAACCACATTAATGGGTTAGGTTATGAGGATGGTAGAATCCTTGTTACTGCTCACGGGTTCTTGGCAGGTAAAGATTCTGCGGAGGAAAAGAAATCTATTGAACAATACAAGTTAGAACATTCTGAGTATTGGAAAGACATTATTGGGACGGGTAGTGATTTTAAGTTAGAAGAAGAAAGTGTAATCATTTAAGATTTATGGTGTGACTAAGACTTTATTAGTGGACGGAAATAACCTTTTCAAAATTGGGTATCACGGGGTTCGGGAGTATTATCATAAAGGTAACCACATAGGTGGTATATACCACTTTATGAATACTGTCCGTAGATTCATTGATGACTACAATTACGATAAGGTTATTGTCTTTTGGGACGGAGAAAATAATTCTATTCAGAGAAAAAGGATTTTTTCTGAGTACAAAGAAAACAGAAGGTATAATCGTTTAAATGATATTCAAAAACAATCATATGATTGGCAGATGAGTAGAGTTAAACAATACCTTGAAGAAATGTTTATTCGTCAAGTAGAGGTAAACGATAATGAGTCAGATGATATGATAGCATATTACTGTCAAATTTCTGTTGACGAAAACAAAACCATCTTCTCAGCCGATAAAGACCTTACACAACTCATTTCAGAGTCTGTACAGGTCTATTCTCCTTCTCAGAAGGAAATGATTAAGTTTGGAGATAAAGTTAAATTAAAGGACATTTCTATTCCTCACCAAAACGTCAGTACGTTTAAGATTATCTCTGGTGATAAGTCAGATAATATTGATGGTATCTACTACTTCGGTGAGAAGACATTTTCAAAACTTTTTCCTGAGATAGTTGACTCCGTAGTTTCTGTTGACGATATTTTACAAAAAGGTGAAAAACTACACGAGAATGATAAAGACAACAGGGCATTACAAAACTTGTTATCAGGGAAAACAAAGAGAGGGGTATATGGTGAAGAGTTTTATGTTATCAACAAACAACTCGTGGACCTATCAGAACCTTTGTTGACTGAAGAAGCAAGGGAACTCGTTCAACTCTATTATGAAGAAGATATAGACCCTGAGGGAAGGGGATATCAAAATCTTATGAGAATGATGATGGATGATGGGATATTTAAATACCTACCAAAAACAGACAACGCATGGGTGTATTTCTTGACACCTTTTATGAAACTTACAAGAAAAGAAAAAAGACGATTTAAAAAAACAAAAAACTAATTAAAAACAAACAAACATGAGTAAGGAAAAAAATGAAATCACGAAGATGGAATTTTTGTTGACGTTAAACGACAACATCATTGTACAGAGATACTTTAATGTTAAAGGGTTCAATGAACAAGTTAAAGACAGTATCGACTTACACGAGGTCGTTAGCGACATTCACGACAAAATTCATGACGACCTAAAGACAAAAACTGTATGGTATATGTTGGATAATCATTTTCAGATTTTGGCAGACCCAATGATTTTGGAAACCTCAATGACAGATGACGAAGAAACGTTTAATATCTATATTAAACATAATGATAATGTAATTTTTCATCGTGGTTGGGACGGAAAAATATACCCTCCAAAAATCAGATATACTGTTGACGTACGCCCACACTTAAAGTCAGTGTTAAAGTCATTGACTGAAATTTGTTCTACTGACAAATTGACATGCGAGTACCAAGAATATAGCCTAGTGTAAGCATATTTATTTAAACAACCTTTTAATAATTCTAATCAATATGTCAAAAGAAAAAAATTTTGGATACCTCGGCAACACATTTCAGATTCAATTACTTAACAACATTGTTCTTTATAAGGACTTTGCAACGTCAATTGTTGACGTAATCGAGCCAAAATATTTTGACAACCAATACTTCAAGTTAATTATGCAAATTACGAAGGAGTACTACCAAAAGTACGAACACACTCCTTCATATAATACATTAGAACAGCTTGTGAAATCTGAAGTGTCATCACCTATGGCACAAAAGATGGTATTGGATATGATTGACCAAATAAAGGAGGCACCTGCGGAAGGTGAAACGTTTGTTCAAGAAAAGGCTTTAAAGTTTTGTAAACAACAAGAACTTCAAAAAGTTATGGGTAAAGCTCAAAAAATCATCGATAAAGGTGACTTTGAAAGTTATGACCATCTTGAAGAAATGGTAAGAGAAGCCCTACAAGTGGGTGAGGTAGACACCGGAACCGCAGATGTATTTTCTAATTTAGACGATGTATTGGAAGAAGACTTCCGTCATCCAATCCCTATGGGTATACCGGGTATTGATAACCTATTAAAGGGTGGTATCGCTAAGGGTGAGTTGGGTGTTATTTTAGCACCGACAGGTGTTGGTAAATCAACACTTCTCACAAAAATTGCGAATCATGCATTCAATCTTGGATATAACGTTCTTCAGATTTTCTTTGAGGACAACCCAAAAATAATTCAAAGAAAACACTTCACTTTGTGGACGGGTATTGCACCTGATTTGTTATCTATGCATAAAGAAAAGGTATTTGCAAAGGTTCAAGAAATTAAGGAAAACGCACCTAACAAACTCATCCTTAAAAAATTACCATCTGACACTTTAACGATGAATCAGATTAAGAATCAGATTCGTAAAATGATGGCCGAAGGTAATAAAATTGATATGGTTGTTTTGGACTATATCGATTGTGTTGTCCCTGACAAAAATTTGGGTGATGAGTGGAAGAGTGAAGGTTCTGTCATGAGAGGTTTTGAGGCTATGAATCATGAACTTAATATTGTTGGATGGACGGCAACACAAGGTAATAGAAGTTCTATTTCATCTGATGTTGTCACCACAGACCAGATGGGAGGTTCAATTAAAAAAGCTCAAGTTGGTCACGTAATTATTTCTGTGGCTAAATCATTACAACAAAAGGAAATGAACTTGGCGACTATAGCAATTACTAAGTCTCGTATAGGTAAAGATGGTGTCGTATTTGAAAACTGTAAGTTTGATAACGAAATGTTGGATATCGATACAGAACAGAGTGTTACTTTCTTAGGTTTAGAAGAACAAAAAGAAGAAAGAAACAAACAAAGAATTAGAGAATAAATAATTAATTTTTTTAATGATATGGAAAGTTTAAATGAAATGTTAGAGAAAGACACGCGCTACGTAATAAAAAGAAGTGGCAATAAAGCACCGTTCCAAACGGAAAAAATAGAAAAGGCGGTACTAAAAGCCATGAATAGTATTGATGCTGTTGACGAAGAAATGGCTGAGAAGATTGCAAGAATCTCAACCAAGGCGTTGTTTAGAAATAACAAGGATAGGGTACCACATGTTGATGAGGTACACGATATGGTAGAAAATAAATTAATGGATAACGGTCTAAATGAGGTTGCCAAGGAATATATAGTTTATAGGGCAAAAAATAGACCTAATATCTTTTCAAAAAGAGTGAACCTAAAACCATATGACTACCCTAATCTAAATGATTATGTCGATGCGATTAGACATTCTTATTGGGTACATACAGAGTTTAACTACACATCAGATATACAAGACTTTAAAGTCCATTTGAATGAAAAAGAAAGGTCTGCGGTGCAAAGAGCTATGTTGGCAATTTCTCAGATTGAAATTGCGGTTAAAACGTTTTGGGGAGACATTTATAAAAGAATGCCAAAACCTGAAATTGGTAATGTTGGGGCAACTTTTGCGGAGTCTGAGGTTAGACACGCAGATGCTTACTCACACTTAATTCAATTATTAGGATTAAACAAAGAGTTTGAAAATCTACTACAAATACCTGCAATTCGTAGAAGAATTAAATATTTAGAAAAGGCAATTGTCAACTCTAAGGCGGTTGAGAATAAAGAGTACTTTGAGTCAGTAATATTATTCTCTATGTTTGTTGAAAATGTGTCACTTTTCTCACAATTTTTAGTTATTATGTCATTTAATAAACATAAGAACAAACTAAAAGGTATAAGTAATGCGGTTGAGGCCACATCTAAGGAGGAAAATATACATGCAGAATTTGGGTTTGATTTAGTTAACTTAATTAAGAGTGAAAATCCAGAATGGTGGACTGAGGATTTGGTCGAAGACCTAATTGATGCGACATTAGAAGCTTATGACGCGGAAGAGGAAATCGTAAATTGGATTTTTGAAAACGGAGACTTAGATTTCCTTACTAAAAATCAAACAATGGAGTTTATAAAACACAGATTTAACGTATCATTAAATTCAATTGGTATTGATAGTATCTTTAAAGTTAATGAGACTCTATTATCGACAACTGAATGGTTTGATGATGAAATCTTAACTACAAAACATACTGACTTTTTTAATAAGAGAAGTATTAATTACAGTAAAAAATCAAAATCAATTACATCTAACGACTTATTTTAATAATTAACTATATACAATGAAAGAGAGAAAACCATTTGATTGGATTAACGAGGAGTCTATTACATTTCTTCGTAGAGGATATTTGAGTGAGGGTGAAGAACCTTTAGAAAGAATTAGAACAATTGCCGACCATGCTGAAAAACTTTTAGGTATGGATGGTTTTGCCGATAAATTTTATGATTACATGAGTAAAGGATGGTACTCGTTATCATCACCTGTTTGGGCTAACTTTGGTAAAAAAAGAGGACTACCAGTTAGTTGTTTCGGGTCTAACATCGGTGACAATATTGAGTCTATTTTATACACACAAGCCGAGGTAGGTGAAATGAGTAAAATGGGTGGTGGTACCTCAGGTTACTTTGGTAATATTAGAGAACGTGGTGCTGAAATTACAGACAATGGACATGCACCTGGTGCGGTTCACTTTATGAACCTATTTGAAAGTGTTGTAGATAACATATCACAGGGGTCTACTAGAAGAGGTAGATTCTCACCATATCTACCCGTTGAACATCCTGATATTATGGAGTTTTTAGAAATAGGTACCGAAGGTTTCCCTATTCAGGATTTAACACATGCGGTCACAGTTACTGACGATTTTATGTATGACATGATTGAAGGTGACGAAGAAAAAAGAGCAATATGGGCTAAGGTGATTCAAAGAAGAGGAGAGATTGGATATCCATACATTATGTTTACTGATACTATGAATAAAAAGTCACCTGAAGTCTATCAAGATAAAGGTGCTAAAATTTACAATTCTAACCTTTGTTCTGAAATTGCATTACATAATTCAGAAGAAGAATCGTTTGTTTGTGTTTTATCATCTATGAATGTACTTCATTATGATGAATGGAAAGATACTGACGCAATTGAAACTATGACTTATTTCTTAGACGCAGTCGTTACTGAGTTTTTAACTAAAATTGAAGACATTAGAGACGAAGGAACTATTGAAGGTAAGAGAGGATTCTTTTATTTAGAAAAGGCGTACAATTTCGCTAAAAGACAAAGAGCACTTGGATTGGGTGTTTTAGGATGGCATTCTTTACTACAGTCAAAAGGATTGGCTTTTGACACTGTAGATAGTGCTAAATTAAACGTAGAAGTGTTTAAATTAATTAAAGAAAAATCATACAAGGCATCTCAAGAATTAGCAGATATTTTTGGAGAACCTAAATACCTTGAAGGTTATGGTAGAAGAAATGTTACTTTAAACGCAATCGCACCCACAACATCATCAGCATTTATTTTAGGGCAGGTATCACAGTCAATTGAACCTATTTGGTCTAACTGTTATGTCAAGGATGTGGCTAAGATGAAAGTGACTATCAAAAATCCCGTACTTGAAAATCTTTTAAAGGAAATGGATAAAGACACTAAAGAGGTGTGGGATAGTATTAAGAAAAAAGATGGTTCGGTACAACATTTAGAGTTTTTAAGTGAAGAACAGAAAAACATCTTTAGAACTTTTGCAGAGATTAATCAGGCGTCAATCATTAATCAGGCGGCAATAAGACAGGACTTTATAGACCAATCACAGTCTTTAAACTTAATGATTTCACCAGATATGCCGACAAGAGATGTTAATAAGTTACTTATAGATGCATGGAAGTTAGGTGTTAAAACACTCTACTATCAACACTCCATGAATTCGGCTCAAGCTTTCGCGAGGAAAAAGTTAAATTTAAATGACTTACAATGTATCGCATGTGAAGGATAAAAATTAAAACCCGTCAATTAAGACGGGTTTTTTTATAAAAGTACTGTATTGAATATTTATTAATATGGCTATATTAAATCAGACGTATGGTGTTCAGTTTCCTTTTAAGGAAAGTCTTGAAGGTAATTATCTTAGATTAACTAAAGAAGTTAGTGATGAGGTAAGAACTAATCTACTACATTTAATTTTAACAAGAAAAGGTAGTAGATATTATCTACCTGATTTTGGTACTAGAATATATGAGTTTATTTTTGAACCGATGGACGGACCAACATTTGACGCCATAAAATCTGATATACAAACTGCGGTAGAGAAATACATACCGAACTTAATTTTAAATGATATAAGTATAAAACCTTATAGCGAAGACGATAAAAGTCCGGTTGGGGAATTAAACATAGAAGACCAAGACTCTACATATGAAATGTTTGATATTTTTAGAACTGCTGGAGAAGGAGTTGATGAATATACCGCAAAAGTTAAGATAGACTATTCAATAAAAAACTCTACTTTTGAAAGTAGAGATTTCATAATAATTAACATATAATCTAAATGGCTAATCGTAAGATATCATATACCGAAAGAGATTTTGAAGGTTTAAGACAAGACCTAATTAATTTTACTAGACAGTACTATCCCGAATTAATTGACAATTTTAATGACGCTTCAGTCTTTTCAGTCTTTTTAGATTTAAATGCGGCGATTGGGGATAACCTACACTACCACATAGACAGGAGTATACAGGAAACAGTACTACAATATGCGCAACAAAAATCGTCAATATATAATATTGCAAGAACCTACGGTTTAAAAATACCGGGTAACAGACCTTCAATATCATTATTAGACGTATCAATTACCGTCCCGGCATATGGGGACCAAGAGGACAGTAGATATTTAGGTGTGATAAGGTCGGGTTCTCAGTTTTTAGGAGGAGGTCAGATTTTTGAAAATGTAGATGATATAGATTTTAGTACACAGTATAACAGTAAAGGATACCCTAATAGAACTAAAATACCTAACTTTGACTCTAACAATCGGATTGTAAACTACACAATAACCAAAAGGGAAGTTGTGGTTAATGGTACTAGTAAAGTATTTAAAAAGGTTATTAATGCAAATGACGTTAGACCATTTTACGAGTTCTTTCTACCTGAAAAAAACGTCATAAGTATAACATCAATAATACAAAAAGACGGTACCACTTACTCAAGCCCTCCGACATATGATGAGTTTATTACTGCACCTGATAAATGGTATGAGGTGGACGCATTAGCAGAAAATACGGTGTTCATTGAAGACCCAACAAAAGCATCGGACAACCCTGGTATTAAAGTTGGTAGATATATAGAAACCGAAAATAGATTTATATCAGAATATACACCTGAGGGATATTGTAGAGTTCAGTTTGGTAGTGCCACTGTAACTGCGGACGACCAACTAGCACAATTTGCAAGAACAGGGATACCCGTAAGATTACAAGATTATCAAAATAATATTGCGTTAGGTAAAACGGTTAAGGCAAATACCACATTATTTGTTAAATATAGAATTGGGGGTGGTTCATCATCTAATATTGGTGTTAAGACAATTAATCAGTTAGGTACTGTTAATTTTTCAGTTACAGGTCCATCAGTAAGTATTAATCAAAATGTTAGACAGAGTTTAAGATGTAATAACGTAACCGCCGCAATAGGTGGTGGAGACCTACCAACAACTGAAGAGGTTAGAAATATGGTTACATATAACTTTGCGGCACAAAAGAGGGCGGTAACAATAAATGACTACAACTCTTTAATTAAAACAATGCCAAGTAGGTTTGGTGCACCCGCAAAGGCGGCGATAACCGAAGAGGATAATAAGATTAAGGTTGAAGTTTTATCGTATGATACTAACGGCAAATTAACAGGAAATGTGTCAAACACACTTAAAGAAAATATTGCAAACTACCTTTCTAACTATAGAATGATAAATGATTATATTTCAGTGAGAAGTGCACAGGCGATAGATTTAGAGTTTGAATTCTCTGTGGCTATGGAGTCCACCGAGAATCAAGGACAAGTCATTACTAATATTGTGAATAGTGTTGAATCTTATATGTCACCACGAACAAACTTATTAGGTAAGAATGTGAATATTTCTGATATACGTAGAATAATACAAGATATACCCGGCGTTAGTACATTGGCAGATATTAAGGTGTTTAATAAAACAGGAGGACAATACTCATCATCAGAGACGTCCCAAAGATATTCGGATAGTGCAACAAAACAGATAGAACTAATAGACGATACTATTTTCGCACAACCCAACCAAATTTATCAAGTCAGGTTTCCTGAGAAAGATATTAAAGTAAGAATAAAAACACTTAAAAACGTAGATTTCTCCTAATCTATATTTAGTATACTTTTATTTTTTTAATTTTAAAATTAAGATAAATAACTATTTATCTTAAAAGTAATTCTATGCCAAAATCATATAGATTAAAAACCGAAGTCGGTGTCGATAAAGAAGTTAGAGTAAATATAGAACAAGACTTCGACTTCTTAGAAATTTTGTCTTTAAAATTAAGACAAGAGGATTTGTATGATAGATTCTGTGCGGACTACGGTATAGTGGTTGGTAGGGTAGTTGCTAATGGAGGTTTTGGGGTACCAAACGCAACAATATCGGTATTCGTACCTTTAGATAGTGTAGATGAAAGTAATCCAATAATATCTACATTATACCCATACAAAAATTTAAAAACAAAAAATGAGGACGGTTATAGATATAACCTTTTACCGTATAAAAAAGAATATGGGGGACACACACCAACAGGTACGTTTCCTGATAGGTCTGATGTGTTAACAAGAAAAGAAGTATTACAAGTATATGAAAAATATTATAAGTACACCGTAAAAACTAATGAGTCAGGTGACTTTATGATAGTTGGGGTACCTGTAGGTCAACACAAGTTAGTGATGGACTTAGACCTATCTAATATGGGTCAGTTTTCATTAAGACCTGCTGACTTAGTTAGGATGGGTAGAGGAGTACCGACACAATTTAATGGTCAGAATTTTAAAGCATCAGAAGATTTAGATAGTTTACCACAAATAGTTAATAGTGTAACTGAAATAGAAGTAACGCCGTTTTGGGGTGAAAATGATTTATGTGATATTGGTATAACACGTTCGGACTTTGATTTAAGAGATTTAGGTATTGAAATTCAACCACAATCGGTCTTTATGGGTTCTTTATTTAGTAGTACTGAAGACGATTTCCTTAAAGGTAATTGTAAACCCAAAAATGATTTAGGTAAACTTTGTGACACGGTTGCGGGTCCTGGTCAGATACTTGCTCTAAGACAGACGGTAGATGTTGATAGTGAAGGTCAACCGATACTTGAACAACACTTTTTAGAAGAGGGGGGTAATGTTATTGATGATAATGGAACATGGATGATTGACCTACCGATGAATTTAGATTACGTCACAACTAATGAATTTGGTGAGCAAGTGATATCGTTAGACCCTACGGTTGGTATACCTACAAAGGGTAAATATAGATTTAGAATAAAGTATCAGAATGAAAGTGGATTAAAAAATGACATCATAAGGGCGGACTATCTAATACCGAATATAAGAGAGCATGGGTGGACAGGAACAACCATAGAAGATATACCCGAAAATCAGGCGGAAAGAAGAGCGTATCTTGAAACACTTATACCGACAGATGAAGAAAGAAATAAGTCATATGCCTTCTCATTAAATTGGGACGATTATTACGATAAGATTGCTGCGATAAATTGTGAGGATAGTTTTTATCAGTTTAGTTATAATAAAGTTTATACAGTTGCATCTCACTTAGATAGGTTTAAGTGGGGTAGAAACAGGATTAAACACTTAGGTATTAAAGAAATAAATGATAAAACATGTCAAAGTGAAAACAATCCTTTACCTGTTAATGACGCACAAAGAAACGGTAGTCTTTTAATTTTCCTATTTAACTTTTTAATATCTATATTGACTTTACCGTTAATAACACTATTAGTACTTGCACATATAATAACACTTATATGGCCAGTTTTAAGAG